ATTATTTTTAATGTAAAAATTTTCATATTACTACGATTAATTTTTCCTATATAATATTTAATTTATATATAAGCGCTGACACTATTTAGATTTATTCAGATAGTGTTTTATTCACTATATAAGTATTCTATTAGCGAAAATAAATAAGTGATCAGAACACTTTAAAATAAAAAAGGACGCAATTGCGTCCTTTTAGAATCTTGGCATTGTCATATTTGGCATTGTCATTTTAGGTATCTTAAAATCACTTGATGGTGATTTTGATGACTGTTTATCTTGTTCTTTCTGTTGTTTTTCATGCTGTCTTTTTTCTTGTTCCAGAGATTCTTGATAATTTTGGAGAAGTTGTTCTACTCTCCAAAATTCTAATTGATCTAAAACTAACAGATTAGTATTAAGTTTTGTTGTACAAATGAATTCTATTTTACCCCAATTAGCCAAATGGATTTGAAATAAGGAGAATAGACTTGATCCCTCCGTGAAAGTTTAATGGAACTGAACGCTCCGCACCTCCTTCATCTACATATTTAATTATAGGGTTGATAGCATCAGCAAATAAATCTTTTATATGCCTCATTGCAGATATTTGATCTATAGACCAGTTGTTTGAATCAATTACTATTTTTTCGTAAGTTGTATCGCTCAAACCCTTCCAGTCCATTATTGCAAATGATGCAAAATTTATAAAATCGTTATCAATAGCTTCTTGTTTTTGTTGTTTTCTATTAATATAGTTCTTTAAAAAATTAGTTACTCCAATGCTAGGAATTGTAACGTCAAATGTCTTACCTGACTTTAATAATATAGAAAAACATCTTTTTTGCGAATTATAATACTTCATTATCTTTTCATCAAAATTAATGTAATCTATCATATCTTTAGAAACATTAATTTTGTTTGATTCTGAAACGCTTACCTGTAAGTTATTTTCACCGTTTATAAAAGTATATTCACGAATGCCTAAGAGTATATAAAATCTATCTACTTCTTTTATATCTTTCCAAGATGAACTTCCTTCAGTCGTTTTATAAGTACAACAACGTTCAAGTACATAATTAAGCATATCATCTAATGCAGAAGGGTCATTTTCTTGTAAAGTGGACCAGTGACGTATTTCTGCAGATGTAGCTGCTCTAATTAATATATCAGTAGATTCTGGATAGAACAAACCTTTTGTTGGTAGATCGTGTAATGGTAGTTTTTGCCATCCAATACGATTGCCTAATGAAATTTGATCTTCCGATCTAGCGCCTGGCATTTTCATAGCAGGAGCTTCTATAATTTTTGGAGAAGTTTTTTTTGATTCTTCTTCTTCCATAAATTCTCTTAATTGATCTTCTTGTGTTTTTTCAGCCATAATATTATTTGTTTTATATTATATATCAAAAAATGAAAAAGATTCACAATATTAGGTTAATTCTTTCCTACTATCTTTGATTTTTTATTTTTTAATTCTATAACTTCTTTCATAAGCTTATTTAATGTATCTCTAATTTCTTTAAGATCTTCATCATCATCATCTTCATCATCTTCTTGCATTTCTTCTACATTTTCCTGTATATCTTCTACATTAGATTGAATATCCTCTACATCTTCTTGAAGATCTTCTACATCGGCAGCAACTAATTCTAATTGTTTAGATTGAAAATTAACACTCATTTGAATAATTATAGATAAATAAATTGCTTCTAACGATACTATATTAGTTACTACATCTAATATATCATTCATTTTTACCCCAACGAAATACAAACAAAAAGCGGATATAAATAATATGGTGTGTATTAATAAAGATCTTAAAGATCCAATAGAACTTATTGTTTTTAATACTAATTTTTCTATCATATTTAAATTTATGTTATTTTTAATACAATAAAAAAGAGAACTTTTGGTTCTCTTTTTTATTGTTTCATAGTTGTTTAATTAGATGATAGTTTCATCCCAGCTATCACAGGCTAAAGTCCATCCTGTTATTTTATAAAGAGCCTCTTCGTTATAGTCTAATCCAACGGCGGGTATAGCTGTTATAGGAAAAACATTATACATTTTCCATTGCCAATATGGTCTTTCTGCTCTATCGTATAATGTAACAAGTGCCCATGGCGCAACATAATCAGCCTTCAAACCTGTTCTACCTGTTAGAGGATCGTATACTAAATCACACCATTTACGCAAGGTCTTTACTACATAGTTACTAGGTGTTTTATTTACGTTTACTTCAAAATCCAAACTAACATCCATTGTAGTTTTATCTGGTTTTGCAGCTGCAAAACGTCTAGATGCCCATTTGTATTTTTGTTCAGCTGGGCTGGTAGGGAATGAATGTGATTCCAATCCATCTATCTTCTGGATGTTTTCTAGCAGTAGGTTGGTGTTTTCATCTGTAGATCCAACTCCAACCGGCAAAGAAATCTGTATAGTAAATAAATTTTGATATACTGGTTCAAATAATTCCTGTGACGCTCTAGAATTTCTAAAGTGTGACAAGGCAAAGGTGCCTTGTGATTTAAAGTTCTCGGCCATGTTCGTTTATTTTTATTTTATTTTATTAGTTTGATGCAAAACCGCCACTAGCAAGTCCTGAATTTGAATTAACAGTATATCTTGCGATAATTTTGGTTAATGCGCCAGTGATCCATAATGAAAAATCAATTATTCCAACTCCATCTGCAATTACTTCAGACGAATTATTAGTTTCATCCATTATAATTTCGTATTTATATATTGCACCTGCATCTTTTATAGATTCAAATATTGGAGAAACTGAATTAATAATATTTAATCTAGTTAATGGATTATTATACGAGAATACATATTGTTGTAATATAGAATCAATTTGAAGCTCAATAGTATTAAGCAATTCTCTAACATGCAAATTATTATAATCGCTTTTTACTGATTGATATGCCGTTGAATTGGCATATATCATAATTTGACCAGTATTAGGTTTTTGAATGATAGAATTGTAGCCAAAAGGTTCAAGATTATCTCTATCTTCTTTATCTAAAGAATATTCTACTCCTGTGATATTAGAATTAGATAAAATACCATTCTTATTAGCAACTATTGCATAAGGGTCTCCACCTAAAAATTTTCTAATATAAGTATTAGATACATCAGCTGCCGGCGGAACAGAAATAAGCTTACCATTATCATTATATGTTAAGAATGGTCCAAAAATTCCGCAATATTTAGATCCATTTTCTTCTGTAGGAAATGTAAACTGAAATGATCTAGGCATGTCTGGATTTCCACCACTTGCAATCCATTCAGTGCTAAAAATAGGAACAGGATTTACGCCAGCTCTAAATGTATCACAAAAATAAGGATTTTGTGATGTTGCAAATTGTTTAATCGAAGGCGCGCTTATAATTGCAGTACATTTTCCTCTTTTCTTAGCTAATGAAGACAAATAAGATTTTCCTCCTAATTCTGATTGTAATCCATACGCCATTGTATCTACAATGTATCTGTATTGAATCATATCAGGATTTGTTAAACCTCTAAGAATTCCAGGTTCTAACAACATTCCATATACTTTCTTTACTCCTTCTTCTGCACTTGGTGAGCCATTTACGTCAAAACCAGGTGTATGTCTATTAGTAATTAATAATCCCTTTAATGATAGAATTTTATATGCGTTACAAATAGATGCATCATCTAATGGTTTTTGTACAGTAAGATTAATTGAACCAATAGCGCCTGATCCATACACAGGTTCGGCTGTTTTTATTGTATATCGTAAAGAACTATCTTGTTCATAAGTTTTGCTTACAACTCTAGTTACTCCAGGTGTAATACTTGAGCCTGATTTAATTAGCGTTCCTATTGTTAAATTAGATGCAGTAGAATTATCTATTGTAAACGTTTTCCCTGTTGTATCAATAAGATTAATTGAAACATCTGTATGTAATACATTTGCTGCAACACTTATATCATAAGACATAAACTTTTTATTTACAAGAGTTGATGCATCGGATGCAATATTAGCTAATCCGTGTCCAACTAAATCAACAAGATAAGTAGCAGCAGTATTTCCTTCACCTACTGTCCATTGATTTACAGTAGAATTCCAAACTAATTGATCCATGGCATCTTGATTAATATTCATTAATACACCAGTTAATGGTGTTGATGCGTTAATCATAGGTTCAATATATTGTTCTGACCCTGTCTTATCTTTAAAATTAGGAATAATACATCCAATCCAAGACCCAATTAAGTTTATTTGAGGTGAATTTATAAATGCATTAACTTGATCAGGCTTTAAACCATTTGAGTTAAATAATGTTGAAAAATATGGATCTTTTGAAAGTTCTGAATATTTGTCCCAATTTCCTTCTACTGCTATAACTTGAATAAAAAAATCTGACATCAAATCATAAGGTCGTATCCAAGAATATGGTATATTTGCAGTGTTACCATACCAATCAATTGCAGATACAGCATATCCTCCTACATTTCCAGCTTTTTTAACAATAAATGAGATATCTTTAGTACTTACATTAGCTAATGATAAAAATGGTGCAGAAAGACTTCCAGCTGGAATACTTAAGATATTGTTAGCAACACCTTGTAGATATTCTGAATCTGCTTTCCAAAAACGTTCTCTATTGAAGAAATTTACATACATACTATTAGTAGATACATCTTGCTTAGTATTATTAGATGAATCTAAAGATAATGTAACAAATCCAACTTTATCTGTATTACTAGACGAATCTATATCATTTACCTTCAATAAATTGATAGCAAATACTGGAGAAGCCTGTAAACAAGTAGAAATGGAACGTTGAAAAAATGAACCTTTTCTTTCTAATTTTATATCATTTGTGCCAAAGAATCTACCTAGATCCTTTGTAGATCTAATAAAAACAGGCGAATTATATGGGCCAGTTGCGGCAAATCCGGGAACTAATCTTAAAGATTGTGTTGAAACAGTTATTCTCTCTGATTGATCAACTTCTATTGTATAAACCCCCGCTGATTTAAATTGTGATAATTCAATGGTCATTCTTGCCATGTGTGTTTCTTATTTTTTAGTTATTCAAAAATGCTTTTATTCATTTTTTATATATATCAATGTAAAATTGTTGTATTATTGCAAGTTTCATCCTTATTCATTTACTTATATCTGTTAATATTTTTATATCCTTGTTCAAACATTTCATTTAAAGTTGATTCAGTTTTTATTTGTGTATCAGGATTTGAATATATCAAATCAAATGTACTATCATCTATATCTGAATTTATTTCAACTAGCTCAAGCAACTTATTTATACGTCTTTTTACAAATGAATCTGGTAAACTATCTAATAGATCAAATAATCTATCATTATAAAATGAATCTTCATACAGTCTTGATAAATTTATAGTTGATATAACTGTATCATCATGCATTGCTATTCCTTTATATTTTCCAGATTTATCTTTTCCGAATGATGAAAATTCCAATGCAGTTAATGATTCATTAACAATAATAGTTCTATCTTTAATAAGCTTCTTTCCAAACTTGCAGTAATCATTCTTATCTACTCCTACTTTAAATCCTGGTTTTTTTCTTGGAGCAGGCATCCCTGGTATTGGTTTACTATGATATGTGTTTAATATAATGCCATCAAAATATTCATCATGATTAGAAAATATATTTAGAAAATTCTTTCCATTAAAATTCATTTCTAATAATACTACACTATTTTCTGATCCAAATTGATCATATACTAAAGCCTTTGCAACTTTAGCACATATGTCATCGTCTTTTAAATTATCTCGATACATACCTACTTGTCTAAACCTAAACATATTATTAATAAAATACTCGTCTGGCCTCAATTTTCTAAGCTTAGCCAAACTTTTTGGTTCTATTTTAAATATATTCAATATGTTATAATCATTATCCTTTAACTCTGATACTTCTTTTCCCTCACCAGTATCAACAGTAATTACAAAAAGATCTGTTGGTCCAAAATTTTGGTTTGGATCAAAGGATGGGTCCCACGCAAGATTTTCATATAATTCATCATCTAATTTAGTTTTTTCTAATTCATCAAATTTATACTTCTTTTCTATTTTTTTAATAAACGCTGAATCTCTAGCTGTTAATAAAAGTCTGGAGTCTGTAGTAAATGATAATTCAAATTCTTGCGCAAATTCATCTTCTCCGAAGTCTTTTTTCATTTGTTCTGCCCATTTATCATCGTGCTCAGGAACTTCCCAGTAATGAACTTTTTTATATTTAAACGAGTTAAGTCCTTTTACAGCCTTATCCCATAGTTCATAAAATAAATTTGCAGTACCAGCTGGTGTAGAAGATATAATACATTGAGATATTAACGATGAAGATAATGTAGGATATACTGATCGCCAGAATGATTTCACAATTCCAAATGGTATATGGGCAAACTCATCAGCATATAGTACATGGATAGTATATCCAATAGATGCAGTTTTTGTTGTGGCTTGTGACATTAGTTCACATCCATTGTCCAATTTCATTCCTAGCGCGCCAATTTGTGAAATTCCAGGTTTTAAAAAAAATGGAAGACCTTTAAATACATCTACTACTTTAGAAACAATTTCAGTTGTAGTCTTCTGTTTATTAGCTAATATTGATAAATTCCTATCGGTATGAAAACACATATACCAAGCGAAATAAGCTGCAATGGTAGTTGTGTTATGCGATAATATATCATTTGTATAATAGCTATGATGAGAAGCATCTACAGTTACATCATACATAGATGTTTTAAATTTGCTTCTTTTAAGTTTAATAACTTTTTTGGGCCCAAATTTGGTTTGGACCACATCATTTAGTTTAAGATCTTTAACGAAAACTTCATTTCCTGACGAGTCAAATAAGATATGTCTATCTGCACAATCTAATGTGAGATTATCGTCTAACACAACATTCCATATATGGTACGGCTGTGTTTTGTATATATTAGTTATGTTTTCATATCCAGTAGGAGTATTAGTTTTTAGCCCGTTTAATGGTATATCATCTAATATTTTCTTACTATCATCATTTTCATCTAACTTTAAGTTTCTATATTCTATAGTTTCTATAGTTTGTATAAAAAATAATATAGATGTTTTTAATATTTTTTTAATTATTTTTTTCATAAATAAATTCTACACATTTTTTTATTGTTTCTTCTGGATTATTATGATATTCATCTTCCCAAATAGTCATTACTTTATATCCATATGATTCTGCAACTTCTATTTTTCTTTTATCATAATCCCATATTTCCTGCGCTGACAATTGTTTTACTTTATGATAATATTCAGATTCATATAAAGAAGGTTTACAATGCCAAAATACGCCATTTATTTCTATTATTCTTTTATTATTCTTATTTGTTATATCATATTTATATACCCTGTCATTATTAATATCACTTATAAATTTTTCATCCTTTCCAAAATTCAATGTATTCGTAGATTTATTATGTTTTAATATTTCTAAAATAATATTTTCAGATAAAATAGATGTGCCACCACCAATATATGTATCTTTATTGAAAACTTTTGCTTTCCATTTTTCTTGTCGTTCTTTCCAAACTTCCAACCCTTTTTCTTCTCCATGCCTTTCTATACATTTTTCTAACGAAAAGGTTATTTGTCTGTTGTGAATTTTTTCTATTGATTCTTCTTCTGTATAACCACGACATAACCAATATTCAATTCTTGTTTCAAACTCCCTTCCTTCTAATGCTGCGTTTATAAACTTTAATCTATCTTCTTCATTCAAGTTTCTTTTTTCATAAAATGCTTTGCTAAAAGGAGACCGCTCTGCTCTTTCTAAATCTGTAGTTTTAGAAGAATGATTAGGATTATTTTCACCTTTCATTTTTTCAGATGCACGTTTTCTATAATTTTCTTCTTTCATATGTAAGCCTGAACTTTTAGAAAAATTAGCAATATCAGATAATGTAGTAAGTGGACAACCCGGAAATTCTAACTTATAATCTTTGGATGTCTTGCCACTATGATAAGTATTTATATGTTTGCCAAATATTCTTTTTACTTTTTCGCCACACCACTTACATGTTACATAATCTACTCCTTCTATACCTGTCAAAGATTCATGATAGTTTTTTAAAGAATATTTTTTTACGTTATTTTTATATTCTATTCTACATTCTTTACAACAAGTTTTCACTCTAATATCTGTACTTTCAAATTGTTTTTTACAAACAACACATTTTAATTTAATAGTGCTTATCTGTTTGCCAGCTTTTTTATCTAAAAACTTTTGATGATTCAATTTTTTTTGTTCTCCTGAACATTCGGGAGAACAAGTTTTTACTCTTATATCTGTTGTTTCAAATTTAGATCCACATATTGTACATGTATTTATCTTTATGTTATTTTTCATAATTTATTTTGTATAAATTTAATATACTTAATAATTTAATAAGTTTTATTAAATACTATAGTTTTATAAATTATATATTAGCCGCAATCTGACAAATATTTACCATTTGTCTATTTTAGAGTATAACTGCATAAGTTTAAACTTTATTTTTTCTAAAAAAGTAAGATTTTTTTTGTGCTGATAATAAAGTAAATTAATTAATTCATCAAATGATTGATATTCTGCATCTTGTAATTCTAATTTAGAATTTAGATGACACTTGCCAGTTTGCCGACTGGCCATTAATATAAAATTTCTAACTTTTGGACCCATATCATCCAATGCAGGAATAAAGTGCTCTTCACCTAATATATTTAATATGTCATTTTGATATTTACGTAAGCTTACTGTTACTCTACCACTATCTGTTAAGAATCTACAATATTTTTCTACAAAATAATTTATATCTTGTCCGCATTTTATAAATTCTGTATGTTCTGCTGGAGAAAGTTTAAAAAGTACACGTTCTCCTTTTAATTCAACATCTCTTTCATGAAAACAACTTAAATCTGCACTAATACCAAATCTAAGATTTTCTTTTACTTCTTCTACTAATTGTGTAGTCCATAATTTTTGCTGTGCCATATATTATATTTTAATCCTCACCATGAACATCTATGATATCAGCGTTGTTCATATTATTAGTTCTGTTTTGCATTTTCATGCTTTTTATTATCTCTTTCGTACCCATTGTAACATAACTACCATCTGCGGTTGTTAATATATTATTAGAATATGAATTAGATTTTTCGCCTTCTCCCAATTCTTGTTGAGCGTACGCACTAGTTAGTTCATGTTGTTTTTCTTTGAAATCAAGTTTCAAATCTTTATATGTAGACTTAATTGCCTCAACTGTACCTAGAAGTTGTTTATTAAGCTCCGCTATTTGTTTTGACATAATAGAAAATACCTCAAACATTCTAGGATTTATAAGTCCTTTATCTACTTCTTTCATTAATGCCTTTTGCATGTCTTCATTTACTCTTAATTGATAAATCATACCAGATAAAGATACTATATCAACTTCTAGTTTATTTTTCACATATTCATCTTCTCTTAATTTATCGTCAAGAAATATACT